ATCAGCAGTTAATTCAAACTATAAATCAACTTAAGTCAATTCGGAATCCACAGCAAATGGCAATGAATTGTTTACAACAGTCGGCACAGCGTGGAAATCCTATGGCAAAAAACTTGCTTAATCAGATAAACAGTGGAAACACGCAAGGCGCAGAGCAAATTTTAAGTAATTTTATGAATACACAAGGAATAAACCTTAATGATATTAAGGGTATGATGAATTAGGACATTTTGGGTTGTGCGCACATAATGACCGGTTATCCCATTTGTTAATAAAATAAATGGAGGTAAACAAGATGTTTAATTCAAACGGAGTTAGTCTCGCAGATATTGCCGCAGTAACAGGCAATAATCGTAATAACGATGGTATGTGGGGCGATGGTGCATGGTGGATTGTAATTCTCTTAATCTTTGGCTGGGGCAATAACGGCTGGGGCGGTTTCGGTGGAAATGGCAACGGCGCAGGCTACACTGATTCAGCTATACAAAGAGGTTTTGACAATCAGGCAGTTATCAGCAAGTTAGATGGCATTTCTAACGGACTTTGTGACGGCTTCTATGCTATGAACAATAGTATGCTCACAGGTTTCAATGGTATTAACACAAATATCATGCAGACCGGATTCGGTATCCAGCAAGCTATTAACGCTGATACAGTCGCTAATATGCAGAATACAAACGCATTACAGGCACAGCTTGCTAACTGTTGCTGTGAGACAAGAGAAGCTATTCAAGGCGTAAACTACAACATGGCAACTAACACTTGTGCTTTACAGAACACAATGTGCAACAACACAAGAGATATTATCGACAGCCAGCAGGCAGGAACGAGAGCTATCCTTGATTTCTTAACAAATGATAAGATAGCAACACTTACAGCAGAGAACAACGATTTACGCAGAGCCGCATCACAGGATAGACAGAACGCACTTCTTACAACTCAGATGGCAGCTCAGACACAGCAGATTATCAACTCTGTAAATCCTACGGCTATTCCAGCTTATGTTGTGCCTAATCCTAATGCTTATGCTTATGGATGTGGTTGCAATACAGGATGCGGCTGCTAAAACTGAATAATTGAGTATCTTAATTGAGTTTAACTCGATTATGTCTGCTAAGCAGTATTACTTATAATCAAAGGGCAGACTATAATGTTTGCCCTTATTTTTTTGAAAGAGAGGTAAAGATAATGGAAATAACAGGAATTGCATTACAAACAGTTGCCGCCGGAGAAGATGTTGCATTTACAGAAACACCGGTATGCGGTAGCAAATGTATAGTACACAGACAGGGAAGCGGAATTATCAAGCTAAGAGGTATCACAAATCAGTGCAAGGCTAGATTTTTGGTATCGTATTCCGGCAACATTCAGATTCCGACAGGTGGTACAGTTGGAGCTATTTCACTTGCCATTGCAGTAGACGGAGAGCCTTTACAGTCAACACGAATGGTTGTAACACCAGCCGCAGTTGAGAATTTCTTTAATGTATCAGCACAGGCATATGTTGATGTACCTTGTGGCTGTTGCAGTACTGTAGCGGTGCAGAATACATCTACACAGGCTATTGAAGTACAGAACAGTAATTTGATTGCAGTAAGGGAGGCTTGATATTATGCACAAATGGGCTAAACAGATTATGGAATGTGTCAAGGCAAAAGTTGAAGCAATCGGATTAGATAGCTTTGAGGGGCAGAACCTTGACGATTTAAAGGACTTTACAGAAATAGCGAAGAACATAGCTTGCTTTGACAAGGATTACAGAATTGTTGAAGCTATGGAAAAGTCAGAAGATAATGAGGATATTATGCGTATGCTTGAACAGTACGAAGATTATCCGGACAGAAGATACTATGACCACTACCGCTATGCAAATGGCAGATTTGCCCCAAAAGGCAAAGGAACATACCGCAGAGGATATGAAGAGCCGCCATATTACCATATGTACCCAGAAGCAGAGCATATGAGGGATATGGATAGAGATTATGGCAAGATGTACTATACAGAGCCAATGTCTGAAAGTAATTACGACAGAGCAAAGAGAAACTACACAGAAACTAAGGAAATGCACAAGGCTAATACACCAGAAGATAAGGAACACAAGATGAAGTCGCTTGACAGCTACACCAAGGAACTTGCAAGCGATATTACAGGTATGGTAGCTGATATGTCGGCAGAAGAGAAGAACTTGCTTAGAACAAAGTTAAGCACTCTTGTATCTAAGATATGATTTTAAGGGCTATGAGTAGCAATATTCATAGCCTGTTTTGTACATTGATAACTGAATATTGGCTAGTGAAAAATAATTATAACTTTTGCTTGACAGTTATACGTCATTGACGTATAATACAATCAAGAAATAAAGAAAGGGCTTGAATATCAAGCAAAGGTGAATGTTATGAGAAAAGAGGAACCAAAAAACATAAAGAGAGTAAGATTTAATGATTACTCAAACTACGACCCAGAAAAAGTGTAACGACGGCGGTAGTTACGGCTTTTGGACTGATTATAACTGCCTTGAAAATGGCAACTGGGAAATCAGTTACGGAACAACAGCAGATATGGAGTTTTGCCCTTGCTGTGGTAGTTTTGGCGACCACTACGACTATGACAAAGAAGAGTATAGTTGTGGTGATTTTGAAACAGTCACTACTGATGAGCTGTTAGAAAAGGTTAACAGTTTTGAAGAAAAGGAGGGGGAGTATATTGAGTTTAAATAACTCACCAATAAAAGAATTAAGGAAGCAAACCAAAATGTCGCAACAGCAGTTTGCTAATTATTTTGGACTTCCATTAAGGACTTTGCAAGGTTGGGAACAGGATAGAAGAAAGCCACCAGATTATCTTGTAGAGTTATTAAAAAGAATATGGGAATTAGAAAACCACTAGCCAATATCGGTTAGTGGTTTTTGTTTTATTCAGAAAGGAGCATACAGATGATTTTTAATATTAATGGCACAATGTGGCAAGTGCAATATAAAAATTCAAATTCGGGTGAATTAAAGCGGTCAGACGGCACAATCAGCTTAGGTGTAACTGATAGAAATACACATACAATTTATCTATCAAATGCCTTGCGTGGATTTATGCAACGCAAAGTGCTGATACACGAAGTATGCCACGCAATCTGTATGTCCTATGATGTGTATTTGCCTATCGAACAAGAAGAGATATTGTGTGATTTTGTAGCAACTTATGGAGATGAAGTATTTGACATTGTTGATATGGTTTTAGGAGCAGTTAGGAGAGTGGGATGATGAGTATTGATGAGCTGTTAAAGATAATTCAAAAGACTAATCCGACTATGACTAAGGAATTGTTGATATATGAGCTTGGTCAATGTCGGTATTCAAGTAAAGCATTAATTTATACAGAAAGTTGCTGTATTGACAATAATATCTAAAAATGCTATTATTTAATAGATGTAAACAATAGATAACTATTATATCATTTTACCTTAATAGAACCATAGTGGAAAGTTGCATTGATACATTTTTGTATAGGTGCAACTTATTTTATTTTGGAGGTTTTGTTATGAGAGTTATAAGGTTAAAAATGTATCAAGAAATGGCTAGATTTAACAATCCATCAGCGCCAAGAGGTGCGGATTGTTATCCTTTGCCGCCGTTCAGCACAGTTAATGGATTTATCCATTCAATGTGTCAATGGAAAAAGTATCATAAATTAGATTATTTCGTTACTGGCAAGGGCGTTTACAATACCAAAACACAGAAAGAATGGCACGGTGGTAAGCGTTTTAACAAAGTTAGTGATGAAATGCTTAAGCGTTGGGATATTATAACAGATTATACAGACGGAAGCCACACCGGATGGGTTAATACGGTTAAATATCATTTGATGTTAGTTGATTTATACACAACTATATACATCAAATCTAATGATAGTGACATAGATGATATATACCATGCTTTACTAAACCCACCGGTATATCCATCATTGGGTGAATATGGTGATTTATGTAAAATTGAAGCGGTAGACATTATAGAGCTTAAGGAACTTAGTGAGCCTGTATCAGCTCCACTTGCTATGCAATCTTATATTCCTGTTAATAAAGGCAATTTTGCAGGAACTATATATAGAATTAATAACAAATATGAAATCGTCAAAGGGCTTAGGCGATTCCAGAAAGTTTCTTGTTACTTAGTGGATAAAGGGCAGGAAGTTATGAGCAATCTTTTTGATGATGATGAGCCAATTATTTTTATAGATTAATTTAAACCCCACGGAATATAATGCAACTTTTTTGCTACCCCCGTGGGGTTCTCTTTTATATTCGCAATTTCGATTTTGACAATTTTCAAAATTTGGTTCAGATTTCGTTCAGATTTGCCCTTAAAAATTGATGAAAAACTTTAATAGATTAAAGTGCATTATATAAACTTGACCGGCTGCGATTCGTGCTTGTTTTGACTTTGTGACTTTGTGATTTGACCTGTACGGTGGTTTTATTGTGTCGGTGTAGACTTATAAGCCTACAGAACAAAACAGCCTTAAACGCCTTTGGCAGCGTTGCATAAAATGGGTATAATATGCCCTTGCAAGTCGTGGAAGCTGTCGCCAGTTCTGGAGAATTCAACAGAACGCACGCCGCCCCGGTTGGGTACACTTGTACACCTAAAAAGCCTTATATATAAGCATAGCATTATTGTATTAATTTTTCAAGGTACGCAAAGAAAAGCATATAAAAATATATGCTTAATGCTTGCGGCTGGAATCGGACCAGTCAAACCATAGCAAGCCAAAAAGGGCGCAGATTATACGCCCTTAAAAAGCTAATTCACTATTTTGTTTTTTATTTGTTTTAAAAGCTTTTTATCAATTTGATAATTTTCCACTCCTCGCATTTTTAAGACATAGGTACTTATGTCTTTATAATACAAATCAACAATTCCTTCTCTGTTGTGCCAGTCGTTTACATCTCCTTGCCAGCATTTTATTCTGTGCTCTTCTTTTTGCCTTGCGATTTCTACACTTTCGGCAAAATCTTTTTCTATATTTATTTTATCATTCAAAAACCTGTTTATTAAACCCTTAAAGGTTTTTAAATCTGATTTATATATATAAATTATATATAATTTTCTATAAATTTCTTTGCTTCTCTCGGTAAGCAATATATCTTTTTCTTTTTCTGCTTTAATCTGTTCTAACTCTGCCGCAGTTCTTCTTGTATACGTTCTCTTTTTTCTGTTAGATATAATTTCATCGAATTCTTTAACCGTAAAGTTTAATACTGCACTTTCTTCTATACAATAAAAAT